GCCAATGCAGCATCGAGCGCCGAAGCATCCTCAATGCCTTTGTAGTTGTATGTCCCAGTCGCAGCGAAGTGTGTGCCAGGCGTCTTGTAGACCAGAGTCGGGAAGCTCATTTTTTGCCCTTCTTCTTCGGTTTGCCAGCCTTGTTCAGTGCGATAGCTACCGCCTGATCTTTAGGCTTGCCGCTGGCGATCTCTTTCTTGATATTCGAACTGATAACTTTCGGAGACTTCCCGGATTTCAATGGCATGGCTCACCTCAAAGGATGTGCCGGGTGTCTCCACCCGGCATATCGATTACGACATACGATAGGTTACGAAGGTCGCAGCCGCAGTCTTCACGGTGCGGAACAGGCCAGATGTAACGGTTGCTACCACAGCAGTACCGACGATGGTGTGACTACCAGCAGCGGTCACGGTGAAGGCGTTTGCACCAGTCGCAATAACCGACCAGTCAAACGAATCACCGACTGCCAGAGTGGATGCCGCATCCAGTACCGTGCCAGTTGGCAGAGTACCTGCTACAGCCGCGCCAGTCGTCGAGGTGACGATACCGCCGAGGATCGCAGCAGCAGTCAGAGCACCAGTGGCGTTCAGTGCAACCGGAGTTGGCTGGAACTGAGCAGCTTGGATATCGCTGATCGCCGGAGCGGTGCCTACCGAGTAGTAAGACTCGCCGGCATTACCGTTGATCTCGACGGTAGTGGCGTTGGTGAATGGTCCAAAGGTAGCCGACACGCCCGGCAGTGCAAAGCCGAGAATGCCATACGATGGTGGCTGGTTCGGGGTGACAGTCAACTGGCGAACAGTAGCGCCGTCGCGGGAGTACACAGCAACGCTGCCGCTCGCCGGAACGAGAACGGTCGCGGTGCCTTGGTTGTAGATGATGCTCGACATGGTGTGAACCTCTGAATTCTGGAGTTAGAACAAAGGGGCCGAAGCCCCTGAGTCTTTGCTTAGGTTTGGCTGAAAAGAATCAGGCCGGCCATCTCAGGCTGTGCGCACACAACACCGAACAAGGTATCAACACGATACTTGGTCTTCATGGTGTTGATGTCGTACTGCTTCTGCATGACCAGTTCGATACCGTTTTCAGTGGTCCCGCGCATGATTGCCGCGCCCGAGTTTTCCGGAACTGCGTAACGGCCTGGCAGGATCTCAAAAGCGTCCTTGAACCAGAACGGGTTAGCGTAAGCGCTCACGGTGTTCAGGAACACGATGGCCGCGGTGCCAGACGTAGTAACCACAACGTTCTGATACTGCTTCTCAGCATCGGTGCCGCCTTGGGCAGAGATGATCGGAGGGCTGATGGTCATGGTGGTGGCCGAGTCAACCGAGATCACACGGAAGGTCTTGAGCTGGCCAGTATCCACCTTGGTGATGTGATGTACCGCGTTCACGCCAGCGAAGGTCAGAGCATCGCCTGCTGCCACGTTGGTAGTGCTGGACACGGTGACGCGCTGATAGCGGTTGTCTACGTTGCTGGTTTCGCCAGTGGACGCAACAGAGGTCGCTTTCGGAATCCAGTAGTTAGCAGCGCCAACCAGAGTGGACATGGTCAAGCCTGCACCACCAGCAGCCGCAGTGATGCGGTTGGCGTAGTCGAGCTTGTAGGTGTCGAACGATGCAACCTGACCGACGAAAGCCTTCTCGTAAGCGGTGTCAGACTTCTTGTTGCCGAACGAACGCGATGCGATGGACAGGTTGTTCGCCATACCGTTGTAGTCGCGGGTCGACAGAGCAAGGTAACGATCCATCGACTGGACGCCCTGCTCGTTCATGATGGCTTCAGCCTGCGCCACGTCATCGAAGCCGCTGGCCGCAGTGGTGCGCTTGACGATCAGCGTGCCCTGCTGGGACGCGACGTTCATGATCGCGACGTTGATGTCAGAGGCCAGCTTTTGGTACGCGGCTTTACCCAGACGGTTCTCTTGCAGCGCATCACGCAACTGCTTGGCGTCCATGATCCACGGGGACGACTGGCTGAAACCAATGCGCGCCGGGACGGACAACTGAGTGTTGTCGACGAAGTTGGCGGTTTGATCCATGCCGGAGAACGATTGAGCGATGTATGGCATCGGACGCCAGATGGTGTCGGACGAACGCTCCATCGACTCTTGGTCGGTGTTGTACTTGGAGACGTTGCGGGACAGTACGAGAGCGTCGTCGAAGCCTTCGAGGATGTCCTCAAACGCTACCCGCTCTTCCTTGCTGAAACTGTTAGACATGATGGTTGACCTTAAATGAATGAGAAATTGAGTGCAAAATGCACTGTCTTAACTCATCCACTTAGGGCCGGATGGCTGCCGATCTTGGAGCGCTGCCGATGGGATGGCGAATCCTGGGTAATCGGTGTCGAAGCCGTGCGGGGCATCACTTCCGCGTCTTCCCGCTAATTGGCGGGCTGATACTTCTTATCCAACGGCTTCAACTTGGTGAAACTATACCCGCAAACCTGAGTAAATCAAATCAGGCGTTCTGCTTGCGCTTCTGCTCTCGCTTGTAGGCCAGAACTCTGGTGTTGTCGCCAGTACGCTCAGCCTCGGCGCGCAGCTTCTCAAGGTGCGAATCACTAGAGCCTGATACGCGGCCGGTGCCGGTGATGATCTTCTCTGGGGGTGGCGCAGATCGTCTCTTTTCCACTTTGAGTTTCTCCGTTAACTTTCCAAGCTGGAATGAGAATGTCGCGTAATCCTTGATGGCCGCCAGCTCTTTGGCCTTCTTCGGGTTCTTGCCGAGTGCGTAGATCATCAACGCCGGGTCATCAGCCACTTGAATGATGATACCTTGCTGGGTCTGGTCCATCTCGGACTTCACGACCTCTTCAGCATCATCATAGTCGCCAGCCTTCAGCGCGGTTTTGGCGGTGGCATAGTTCGCCAGTTTGCCATCCCAAGCGGCCTTCTGCTTGTCGGCGGCTTCCTGCTCTTGGCGCTGATGCTGCTCGATCTCTCGCTTCTTGTCGAACCATGCAGCTAATTTGGCTTCGAACTTGTCAGCGTCCCAATCAACGTCATCGTCTTCCATGGCAGGCTTCTTGCCTAGGACGGGAGCGGACTTCGGCGCCTCTTGCTTGCGGACCAGTTCTTCCAGTTCGCGGATACGCTTCTTGCTTTCTCGGTTCTCTTTACGGACATCCTTTACCCATTGAGGGGCAGGCTTCCCATCATCAGCATCATCATCCTCTGGGGCTTTCTCGCCAGCGATGGATACGACAACCTCGCCATCGCTATCTTCTTCCTCAGAGTCTTCGGTATCTTCTTCATGCTGCTCTTCTTGCTCGGATCCGCCGAGATCTTCACCTTCCTCAGTGATCGGCGATTGCAGGAAGTGACCAAGCTTGCCGTGTACAAATAAACTCATGTGTATCTCCAGTTGCTCGGGGACTCAATGGCGCCCCGGTTGCCTTTACTGCGCTTTACAGCGCGGGTGGCTGTGCATCTGTTGCGACAACGGTTACATCGGCAGGCTGAGGCTGCTGCATGCCCCGCTCAAACTTGTCGATCAGCGCCAGCGCCTGATCCTGCCTGCTGACATCGATCTCCTGAGCGATCTTGACCGTCTCGGCCTTGGTCTTGTCGGCGTCTGCCAGGGTGCTGATGGTATCTGCGCGAGCTTTAACAGCCTTCGCCTCAGCCTCTTGTGCCGCCGCCTGCAAGTATACGGTGTTTGGATCAGGTTTTGCGTTGGCTTGCTCGGCCTGCATTTCCTGGATTTCTTTCTCGTTAGGGGTAACCACGCCCATGCGAACCAGCTTCTTGCGGAAGAACCCTTTCACGTCGTCGATGCCTTCACCTTCCATGTTCATCATGGTCATGGCGCCGAGAACCTGGAGCGTTTCAGGGTCAGTGCTGATCGACATCATGCCGGTCAGTGCGCGCACGGTAGCGGCACGTTTGCTGCTAGACGACGGGCCTACATCAACAGCTACGTCGAACTTAGCCTTGGCCAGATCATTCTCAAGCTCTGCGCCATCTTCGCCCATTACCGGCTTCATGAGCTCCACACTGCCCGATGTTCCCTGGGTTGAAATGGTCTTCATCGTCCGGCCTTCTTCGACCAGTACATCCTTGGCCATCGACAGCCATATCTCGCCCGAGCGCTTCACGGCCTTGGCCATGTTGCTCATGTAGATGAACACCTGCATGTCCAGACGGCCTTGGATCAGTTCAACTGCCTTGCCTGACATTTTCGG